CAAGAACAACATTCTTTCCAACTAGACAGTCTGCAGTAGCCGAAGCTGAGTCTAATTTATTTGCTGTTAATGTAGCTAGACCCTCTGACTTAATAAGAAATACAGAAGCCAACAAGCAATTAAAGGCAATGTATATAGCTGACACTGAGAATACTGCACAAACAATATCGTTAGTAGATTATCGTGGTACCTCTTTACAAGGTAAACGATCAGTTCGAATTAGAGCTAATAATGAGTTTGATGAACGTAATAATAGCTTTGACCCCTTCACTGGTGAACAAAGTTCTACATTACTTTATGATCCCGACTTTGGTGTATTGCAAGAACGATTAGACTTTATTAAAAATTCTAAGGCACTTAACCAAGAACAAAAAGTTTGGATTCAACAATTCGTTGAAAGCTTAGACGACTCCGTATCAGTAAATCAACAGACTGCTATTGCAGAGAATCTACGTGTTGTATTTGAACGATACAATAATGATAAGCAACCATGGGTTAACTTCATGAATGTTGCCCGTGGTGAAATGCAATACTCAGTAGTTAACACTAGTCGTATTTTAGATCGTAGGTCTAGAGCAAGATCAGCACAGTTCGATTCTTATGGGGTTGCTGGAGAACCAGCTAAGGTACAAATATTTGGTAAGTATTATACATTTGATGAAATCATAGAAAATAATATAGACAATCAAAGATATGTTCGTAATTGGGCCACTACTGAAGGTAGACCTTTAGCTAGAAGTTTATACTATACAGGAAGAACTCCTCTATATACTTGGTTTAGAGGTGCTCCTAGAATTGGTATTGATAATTTCAAAGATAAAATAGTTAAATATTTAACAGACAATATTCCTGGAGCTAAACTATTTTTTAAAGACAAAGCACCTACTGAAAGATTAGTAGATGAATTTTTAAGAAATAGAAGAGAAGACTTTAGAAAAATTGTAGATCTAGAATTTTTATTTGGTAGAAAAAGACAAGACTACTTAAACCAATTAGTAGAAGGTAAGCTTAATGATAAGAAAGCAATAGATACTTTATCTAAAGTTTTAACTGTAGTTGCTGATGGTAAATCAACAGACTACGATTCATTAGCTATTAATGTTGGAAAAACTTTAAGAGAATCTTGGAATGTTCCAGAGTTTCCTTTCTTTAAAACTACATTACAAGACTACCATGCAGATGGTTCACAAATACTTACTGCATTAAAAGATAAAGGTTATATTCGTGTGGTTATGCGTGGCAAAACAAGAAGATCAGTTGTAGACCTAGAAACAGGTCGTTCTAATGGTCCTTGGAGAGATACTGTTAGCCGTGAGGTTCAAATCTTAAATAAAGATATGCTTGATTTGCAGAGAGCTAATCGCAGTGCATTGTTAGCAAAGCGCATAGGAATTAATTCTCCAAGAGATAAACTGTATGTAAGACCTGGTGCAAAGAATTACTTTGATGCTAGAGGTAACAATACAGGTATTCCAATTATTACTCGTAGGGCTAATGCTAACTACGATAAAGTATTAATTGATAATGATTTTGCTGATATGCTTAACCATACAATGTCTGTGCAATATGAGATTGATAATGAGTATGCTGGATTCATGGAAGATGTTGTGCGCTTTAGAGATCCCCGTGGGAACGTAAAGAAGTATGATGACTTAAATGATTTTAGAAAACTTATTTTAACTCGTGGTGATCAAGGATATAGTTTTTTACAAACTGTAAAATACCATCGAGATAATGGAAAACCATTTAGCGTTGTTGCCAATATTGATGGACGTGGTCGTGTATACTATCAAGGATTTTTAACACCTACTGGTGGTGAGGTAGTTAGACCGTTTCTAAATACTGCAAAAGCAGAGAGTATGACTCCAGAAATATTAACAGAATTAATGATTCAAACTGGAGCTATGCTTGGACCTGCTACAGAAGCTTTAACACAGGCTGGTAGAATGGAAATCTTTTTAAGAAATGAAAAAGATATTTTAAGTCTTGGTAGACTAATGATGGAAACTACTCAGAGAGATAGGAGACTTAGGGAATACCTAGAGCATCCTATTATTCGTGCTACTGAAGCAGAGGAAATACCTAAGATTAGTAGACTAGCAATAGAATATGCTCGTGCTCATAAAGCTGTAGATGGTAACTTTAATAATATAACTAAACTATCAGAATATAAAACAAAATTAATGATTGAGAATGATGCTTCTTCTTCTGGTGCTCAGATTATAGGTTTAAGCACAGGAGATAGAGATATCTCAATTAACTCAAACGTATTACCAACACTTCAAAAGAATCGTTTGTATGACCTAGTAGCTATGGATACAGTGTCTGATCCAGAGTTTCAGAAAATACAAGGATTGAGAGATGCTAATATTCAATGGACTGATTTGCAGAAAGCTGCTAAAGCTCAGAATATGGTTTCTTTTTATGGTGCAGGTAAAGCAACACAAGCAGCTAATATTGAAGTTAAATTTGCTTCAGTGTTAGAGTTAAAAGGATATACTGTTATTACTCGTGAAGAATTACGTGGAGTAACAAATATTATAGATGCTAAAATCAAAGACGCAGATAGGCTAGGTGCTGAAAATGTTGTATTTGGTTTGAAACAATTAAAGCGTGAGTTGAATGAAGTAGTTGAAGGAGAAACCTCTGTGGGGCAAGATCTTCTTTCACATGCTCGTGATTCTCACCCAGACGTAGAAGCGTTTGTCGATAAGTTAATGAATGCTCGTAAAGGCTTAATCGGGCCTCAAGACTTCAAGGCCGTCTCTGAGATTATGTCTCGGAAGCTAGCTGAGAGAGCACCAGTAACACAAAAATTCGTACAATTCTGGAAAGAAGCTGCTAAAGCTTACGTTGATGAAACTCAGAAGGTCGATGTACCTTGGGTGACATTTGATGGTAAGACTTTATACCAGAGATACAGACCTAAAATCCAAACTAGCATTGAGTTCTATGACAAAGAAGCTAATAGGATGGTCCGTAACATTTACGAAGATCGAGCAGAAGATGCTTCACTTCTAGGAAAAGCAAGTTTAATGAGAGCAGGTATTGGTATGGGTGTTAATGGCAACCATATGAATGATGCTTCTATTGTAAGAAGATTTCATTTATGGGGTCGTAAGAACGGTATTGAAACCGCTACGATTCATGATGCTTTCTTTACCAACATAGGGCTGGCAGCAAAGTCCAAGTATGCGCTTAGAGAAATCTATGCAGATGCTCTTGAAGGTGATACAGTAGAGAAAACATTACTGGCATTAGTAGCGGAAGGTATGTCCAAAGAGACATATAATAAGCTTCGCCAAAAAGCTGTTGAGGATGGCTTAATAAATCCTCGAAACAAAATTACGAGAAAAGATATACTAGCTCCTATTCCGAAGGGAATGGATTGGTATGGTATTGGACCGTAAAAGTTTATGTTTGTAACTAAACCCTAAAAAATTAAAATTAAATGGCTGTGCCAAAGGAAAATAAAGATGAAAGTAGATAAGTTCGGAAACAAAGAGTTCCTCGATGATGGCAACACACCCAACCCAGAGTTCAAAGCTGATGAGGTTGATAATGGTGGTGGAGGCGCTAGCAATAAAGAGACAGAAGACCTAATCAATCGTATGGTTGAAGAGCGTCTTTCAAAAATTAAACTTAGTTTAGACAAGGCTTACCAAGAACGTGACAATGCTGTTAAAGAGCGTGTTCGTCTGGAGGATGATGCTAAACAACGTAAGATGAAGTCTTTAGAGGACGAAGGTAAGCATAAGGAAGTTGCTGAGATGAAGCTCGCAGAACTCACTGAGAAGCTTGCGTTAGCCGAAGGTAAAGTAACTGAACTCACCCGTGATGGTGCGGTTCGCAATGCATTAACTAGTCTTGATTTCCGTAATGAGCGATCTGGTCAAATGGCCTATCGTGATATTATCGATCAACTCATCCAAGATCCAGAAACTGGTGCATGGATTCACAAATCTGGTGTATCAATCAAAGATTTTGTAGGACAATATGTAAAGAATGAAGATAATTCTTTCCTATTTAAACCTAAATCTAATTCAGGGGGTGGTAGTAGCAATATGAACGGTACTCCCAAACTCGATCCCAATAAGAAGATTACTGATATGACCACTGAGGAAGTCTTAGCACTTGCCGCAGGTGGAAAGCTTGGTAGCTTCACCCTTTAAAATCACAGGAGATTTTTTAAATGATTAATCATACAATGTTCCAAAACGTAGCTATTGCTATTTCTGCATACGCTGACGAAATGTACACAAACGCCAAGAAGCTTAACAGCACTGGTATTGTTGGTACAGATGCCCGTATTGA